CTTTTTTGATAAAATGGGTATAGTAAAAAGGGCTTTTTAATGCCTTTTACTATACTACCTAATCCTCACACTCTCCTCGACCAAAATTTGAGTGTGGGGATTTTTTTTGTTTTTATAGTTATTCTGATGAACTATCCTATCAATTCATAATATTCGTCAATTACCATCAATTCGTCCGTGACTGTTCTAAGCTCATGTTTTTGCATGAACTGGATATAGTTGAAAGATCGATGGTCGTCTGATAGTGCGAGTTCTTCTTCTAGCAACTTATGAATCATGTGCCTATTAGCCTCATTCTCGCATCTGGTGTGGTTATTTTTATATAGTGCAGTAGAATGTTCCAGATGTCCTAATTCGTGGTATATGACCCGTTTTTTTGCGTTTTCTGACAGCTCACGGTTTATGAAAATAATATTGATTTCTTTGATGTAAACTCCTGGTCTATGCCAGAGGTCATTATCAAAGTAAGCGAGAGTGACACCGTGCGAGTCTACTAGCTCTTCAATAGTCATAGGCTATCATCCTTTTTGTGTTATTTTGTTGTTAAAATGGTTACGATGATTGCTAGTATCCCCAGTAAAGTACTAACTAACAATCCGATAAACCAATACATGAACTCTTTTTTGCTTTTAGCTTGCTCTTCTAATCTCTTATTCTCTTGAGTTAGAAACATAGTCTCTACACGTTTCTCGAAATTATCAAATTTCAAATCAACTTGTTCAAATTTTAAGTCGATTTTTTCAAATCCGCTACGCATTTCTTGTCTGAGTTGATCAATTTTTAAATCAATTTTCTCGAATCCATGCTGGGTGTCAGAATTAATTTTATCAAGTTTTAAGTCGATTTCAGATTTGCTGTAAGTATCTTGTGACATAATATTTTCCTCCGATAACATTTCTGACTCCATTATACCACGATTTTGTATGGGTACAGTTTTCAATGAAGATTTAGAAGCGTGAATTGAAGAAACATTGGAAGGGGTAGGTTTGAAATTATCTTGTGTCTCCGGCATTGTTTACCCCCACTTTCCAAAATGATGATAACTATATGCTGTATCTACTTCCTGACCGTTTTCGTCCATCAAGACGAAGAAAAAGAAAAAATCACTTGGGTTCTGTATCGTAAAATTAAAGCTGAAATTTCCAGTAGCCATCCCAAAGCCATCTTCTAGCAAAACAAAGCCCTGCCTTGCAATATTTATTCTCGTAGCATGAACAGGGTAGGACGTACCGTCAGGGAAGTGGGCAGTTAGAGATAAGATATAGTCTGTATCGGGTCTTAGATTAAAAAAATCTAGAAAAGCAATCAAAGATGTTGAACCGGGAAACATATCAAAATTAGTGATCGTTCCTAGAAACTGAGAAGTTTCAGGATTGACAATCCTGATTGCTGTCATCTTTTCTCTGAACGGATTCTTTTTCATTGGAATACTTGTCATACTATCTACCTCTCAAATAAATCTCAATGATGTTTTGGATCGCGTCGATATCGTCTTCTGTAAGTGGCTTTCCATCGAAGGTCTTGGCATTCTCTGCCATCTTTCGTAGGTCGTCAGACGTGTATCCTGCGATTGTATCATCCTTTGCAATAGTTGGATTATCTGTACGACCTAGAAGATAATCTGTAGACACATTGAAGTAGTCGGCGATTTTTGATATATGTTCAGCAGATGGAGTCTTTTTATTTTTAAGACTGTAAATGTAATTTTTCCCCAAACCAACCCTATCTTCTAAAGTGTTTAGAGAAATTCCCTGTTTTTTAGCTAAACTTTTAATTTTTTCGAATGTCTCAAACATTGATACATCAACCTTTCTGAAGCATTACAAAAAAATATTTTATTTTTTCATCTAAAACTCTTGACAAAATTTAGACGAACGACTAAAATAGTATTTGTAAGTAATTAACAACTAAAAAAACAACTAAGAAATAAATTATAAAAAATGTTTTGGCGAACGGTATTTATAGATTTATTAGTGTTTTTATTATGCTTTCATTTTAGACGAACATCTAAAAAAAGTCAAGTGAAAAGATAAAAAATAGTTAATTTTTTAGTTGTTTCTTATTTACAAATTAGTAAAGAGGGAGGAAAAATTATGACAGACAGAGAATTGTTTGAGTTACCAGAAGATTATGTAGAATCTACTGGACTTGACAAAATCACATTTGAAGTACCTTTTGAATTGTTTACGAAAATTCTAAAAGGGTATGGATATAAATTGGTTTGGGAAGATTACCGACAAATAAAAATTCACCCAAACACTAGAACAAAAAAGACGGTTGGACAGTGTCAGTTTTTGTTTAGTATTTGGATGAATGACCATTTGAAACCAGCGGTTAAGCCTTCAAAAGAGTTGCAGAAAGAACCTGTGCGTAAGACAAAGAGACAGAAACGTCTTCGTAAGTTAGCACAAAATCTTCTTCATCGCATGAAGGGCTGAAATCGCCAATGTATGCACCTTGCTCTGTTTTGCAGATTAGAAGAGTGTCCTCTTCGTTTGTAACTGCATTTAGATAAGGTGCCAAATCAGACTTTGTCATAAGTTATCCTCCTTTCTGCTTATATTATAGCAGAAAAAGAAGAAAGAAAAAGAAAGGAGAAAATATGCCAGATATCGCAAACGGTCGTGAAAAGGTTAATGCTTTCTTAAAAGAGAAAGGCATTAAAAAGACAACTCTAGCGGTTGCTTATGGCTTTAAACGACAGGAGGTGACAAATATTCTAAGTGGAACGACTAAAGGTCCACGAGCGAACAGTTTCATTCTTCAAGTGATTGAAGATTATGGGATTGAGTAGGAGGAAAGATGGAAGAAAATATAAAACATCTTAATGAACGCATAAAGCATTTTCAGTCGTTGGTCGATTATATGTCTGAGCGTGGGCAAAAGTATTATTTAGAAAAAGATTGGTTCGATAACCCAACTCTAATTTCTATAGAAGACGCAAAAAAAGAAGTAGAGCTAGCTCAGAAAAAGGAGAAAAAAACAAGGAAGGAGAGTCCATGGAAGAATTTATTGATGCTCTTGAAAAAGAAAAAGACCACCTTGAAAAAATCATTAAGGTAGTCAGCTCTGGTGGTAAATTTCTGAGATTGCCGTATCAAAAAAAATCACGCTCGATTAGTGAGAATCTAAAATTGATTTCTCAAAATCTTGACAAATTGAGCGAGCAAGTTCAACAAACTACGAATCAGCATTCATGATTTCAAGATGAAACAAAAAAAGCACCTAACAGAAGTCAGGCGCATATCAAAATAACTAATCAAATTATATCACGAAAGGAGCAAAAATGGAAGCAGTTGAAATTGTAAGAATTAAAGATGTGATTATTGAAAAAGTCTCTGCTAATGATGAGGAATTAGAACACATCTTTGGATGCTCAAAGCGACAAGCGGGAGACATGAGACGTGAGATGAAGAAGTTGCCTAGCCAACAGAAGCATCTTAGGAATGATGGCCAGCTCGTCACAATCAAAGGCTTTGACGAATATCTGCAATATCGTGGAACTCAAACTTGGAAGAAAGAAATGGTAAAAAGCAAGAAAATGAGGTCGGTAGGATGAACCTATTAACAACAATCAAAAACTGTTTTTTTCAAAGAAATCAACACCGACTGGAAAGTCGTTGCGTTAGATTTACATCAAGCGTTAATTGAAAAAGAGGAAAAAATTAAAGAGTTAGAGGAGGGAAATAAATGTTTGAACCACCGATTTTAAACCAGTTGATGGGTGTTGGAGGATTGCTACTTGGTTTTGTTGGAGCAGGAATCCTAGCACACCAACTTGAACAACAGGAACTTGAAGAAAGACGACTTCAAGAGGAACAGGACACACAGAACGTCATAGATTTTAATAAAATCCTTGAAATGGGACGTGAAATTGAACGACAACAAATCCGCAAGAATATCCGTCGTCCATTCCCTGGATTTACCTATGATAATGAAAAGCCAGAGGGCTTAGAACCCGAACGCTTGGCCTTGCCAGAACCACGGAGAGTACACTATGCAAATCGTATGGGATAGACAAGCGTGGGACTTATCCACTTGCAAGCGTAGAGAGAAGATGCGTGACCTTGAAATGATGGCGCATATGCAACATGAAATCGATGATCTCAAGAAATAATTGCAAAGAGAGCAATCTTTAAGAAAGAGATTAGAAGCGGAAAATTTCCAACTGAAATTGAGGAGGAGATAATGTACTTCTGGAAATGTGGATGTTCAGAATGTGGACGTGAGTTTGATTGGTTCGATAGTTATCCACCTCTTGAATGCGTTAAGTGCGGGAGCGTGGAAATCAAAAATGAATTTAAAGGAAGGGCGTATGATTGATGGAGTTACATCATAGGGGAAAGTCATTTCTCAGAGCAGAAGTGACTGAGGAACAGAAAGAGCTTGTAAAGTTACTGGCTGATATTAAAGGAATTCCAACGCAAGAATTTCTTGGACAGGTTGTTGCTAATTTCGTGAACAACAACAGACAACTGATTGATAAATACCAAAACGATTTGAAGGCATTGGTTGAAGATGCGAGTTCAAATGTGAACATGAACGTGTAAGGGGAGAAGAAATGACTCAAGCGGAACGAATTAGGGAATATTTTAAAAATAAACCCGATGCCTCATATGACGAAGTTGCTGAGGCTATCAACACAACAAATAGTATTGTGAGAGCGAATGTATCTAAAGATATGAAGGCAGGTAGATGCGTCCGCTTGGAAGATAAGTCTTTAGACTACTCACCTTACTTTAGTAAAACAGAAGAACTCATTGAACTAGTTGACTGGAAGAACGACACTAGACGTGAGTGGGTGGATATGCTGACAAGAGCAGCAGAGAAAGAAACGGATAGTAATGTTATGCGTCTGCTGATCAAGGAAGCGAATAAATTGATGAAAGAGGTAACGAAATAATGGCAACACTTTACGAACTAACAGGAACCTTTAAACGGATAAATGATACGGAAGGGTTAGATGAAGAAACAAAAGCTGACACACTAGAATCAATTGATTGGACTGAGCAGTTTGAAGAAAAGGTCGAAAATACTGCTAAGGTTATCAAAAATAAAGAAGCTAGCAAAAAGCTAATTAAAGAAGAAATTGATCGTCTGACTGCTCGTTATAAATCATTAGATAATGATGTTGTATGGCTTAAAAAAAGCATGCAAGAAGCATTTGAAATTACAGGGCATGAAAAAGTTAAGGGTTTACTTTTTACTGTTTACATGGGTAAAAATCAACCTTCAGTAGTTGTAGATGAGGATTTGCTACCTAAGAAATATTTTGTGCAGAAACTAACTCCAGATAAAACAACTATCAAGGAAATGTTAAAAGCTGGAAAAAATATCAAAGGGGCAAGTTTACAAGAAAGTAGAAGTTTGAGGATTAAGTAATGAAAATTCTAGCGATTGACCCGAGCAGTAACAAAATCGAAACTTCAACAACAGGGATTGTTTTATTAGACAATGCAAGATTGGTCGATAGCTGGGTAGTGTCTTATGGTATGAGAGGTTTCGCTGATTGGTTCCACGAAATCGGAGAGAGTCTTGAACTTGATGTAGTCGTTGCCGAGGAATATAAAGCAAGAGATAATGACAAGTCAAAAGATAATAGCGTGCTTGAGACCATAGCTTATATTCAGCTTTGTTATCCGAATTTAATCTTGCAGAATAATGCAGGGTATAAGTCGGATATTCCAGATGATCTTTTAAAAATCTTAGGTCTTTGGAAATTCGAGAAAAGCCATCATCAAGATATTCGAGCAGCAGCAAGACTTGGATTATTTTGGGCGATGAGAAATGATGTTGAAGAAGTTATTCAAGATGTCGGAAAGGTGGTGAGTGAGTATCACGATAACACTAAGGAAGTGGCAAGCTGAAGCAGTTAAAAGAAGTGACCACTTATCAAATGGAATTTTTTTGGAGGCTCTTGGGGGTAGGGGCAAGACTATATGCGCCTTAGCCATTGCAAAGCATAAGAAAGCTAAGAAAATCATCATCACTAACAACCGATTAGCCATTTTGAATGGTTGGATAGATGCCGTTAAATTTATGAATTTTGATGACGATGTTGAAGTTATCATCCAAACAGACAGGTATCTTCAAAACCTAGTCAAAAAGGGGCATAAATTATCCTGTGACGTGCTGATAATCGATGAGTGGCAGAATATGTCGAGCGATAAGCAAGTGGACTTGTATCGTAAAATAAAGCGGAAATACACGATAGGTCTTTCAGCGACACCAATCAGAAAAAAAGGACAGAATTTCTACCCGCTTGAAAAAACAGTTTTTGGATGGGCAACCCCAAACAATAAATTTGACTGGCAAAAAACTCACGGAAGAATGGTCTATGATCCATTTAGTTACTCAAAAGAAAAGTGGGAAGATTTCAGAGATTATGAGAAATACATCTCAGATTTACCAAATTTCTTCCGCTGGGAAGAGATTGAAGAAATCGAAAATGCAGTTGAAAACAACGGTTTTGAGATTAAGTTTTATCCAGTCAAGGTAGAACCAGGTAATGCCGACAAGTTTGCAGAATTTAGAAAGCTAAATCTTGTAACGGTAGATGGTAAGACTGCCATGGCCAAGCAATCATTTGGAAGAATGACCTTTGAGCGCTATCTTAATCAAACGGGCGTAGCAGTCGATTTCCCAAAATTAAAGCCAGTCAATGCAGACACGCCTCTTCTATTAAAATTAGATGGACTAATCGAACGAGCGCCACATGATATGTTGATTGTCAGTAAATCTAAACAGATTGTTAACGTTATTCGTGAGCGTCATCCAGATATTGGTATCTGGACAGGAGATATTCAAGAAGGTCTTGATAATCAAGTGGTCGTCGCTACCAGTCAAGTTTTAGGAGTTGGAGTTGATGGTCTACAACATAAATACCAAACCATTGTCGTTCTGGATCCTGTAGAAGAAGGTTCTGGAGAATATGACGATTATCGACAGTTGCTTTGGCGTATAACAGGAAGTCGGCAACAGCATGATGTAAATGTAATTGAATTTTATTTTTAAAGGAGTATAAATTTGTTTAAATTACCAGAAAACAAACCACAAATACCAAAAGATACCCCACGAAATTATTTTATCTATGGTGAAACCATGAGTGGTAAGTCTTATCTAGCAAATGAATTCCCAAATCCGATTGTATTAAATACAGATGGAAATGCAGAGGCTAATAGCGTGCCTAGTGTTCAACTCGTCAACGAGAAAGACCAATCTGGGCGTATTACCAATTCAGTCATTAAACAATTAGGAGAAATCCTATTGGCCCTTCAAACTCAAAAACATTCTTACGAAACAGTCGTCGTCGATGTTATCGATGATGTGATTGAAATGATTAAGATTGCGGTCTGTGACGAATTGACACCAGCTGGTATGCCAAGACTGAAATCCTTGTCAGAGGTTCCGTACGGCAAAGGGTATGATTTCTTTAATCAAGCAGTCACTGAGTTGGTTATTGATTTGAAAGCCTTACCGATGAACGTGATTTATATCAGCCGTCAGATTTCAGAATATGATGATAACGGTAACGCAACCAAAGATAAGCCAAGTTTGAAAGATAAGTACGTTAACCTTATCAACGGTAATTCGGACTTGATGATCCATACTGAAAAAATCGGTCGCAATTATAACCGTGAGGTTGACCGCAAACGTAAGACTTACTATGCAGACCAAGTCGATGATAAAGAGATTTTGAAAATCTTGACAACCATCCGTGGTGCAGTTGAACCTGCACGAGTTAAGAAAACAGAAGCACCAAAAGTTGAACCGACTGCTAAAGTAGAGAAGAATGAAGATGCAGCAGTTAAAGAGTTATTTTAAGAATTAAAGGAGAAAACAAATGAGTTTATTAGATATCGCAAAATCAATCAAAAAAGAAGGCTTTGACCCACGTAAGGATAGCGCAAATGGCCCTGGCCCTATTCCAGCTGGAACTTATCCAGTGGTATTGAAAAAAGCAACCTTTAATGTCGCAGATAGCGGTTGGGAGAGTTTGGGTTATCAATTCGAAATTCGAGGCGGAGACCACATCGGGCGTTCTGAATTTGCCACATTCGGGACTTTGACAGAGTGGAAAGGTAAAAGTCTTGAATGGGCAGTACAACGTACTATTAAATTCTTCCAAAAAACAATTGTATTAAGTGGTGACCAGGTTATGACCGATGATTTTGTAGACGGAAAGAGCATGGAAGAAGCGCTTCAACGTAAAGCAGTTGGATCTTACTTCAATCTGATTATCACTGTAACTAAAGGTAAAGATGGTCGTGAGTTCCGTAGTTATGACCTTGAAGAAGATACCATGCAGCCTGTAAATGTAGAAGAAATTGAGGATTCAGACTTACCATTTTGATAACTAAAAAAATGTTTGTTCTTTGAAAATTTAATAAAAACACTTGACAAATTGCCCGTACAGTTATATAATTTATTGTACGGGCAGAAAAGAGGTGATTGAATGAGCCCACGAACAGGAAGGCCTAAAAGTTCCAATCCTAAAAACGTTCGTCTTGAAATTAGATTAACTAAATCTGAAGCAGAAGAGTTACAGGCGTTAGCTGATAAACTCAACACTAATAAGACAGATGTTATTATTAGAGGTATAAAACTTTTACAGTCTGAACATAAAAAATAGGATAAAGCCCCTGTCGCCAAACATCAGCTTTACCCTATCGCTGCAGAAAGTGTTTCCGCATGAAATATTATATCATGCGAGACACTTCTTTTCAACATATACAAAGGAGTGTTTTTATTATGGCAAAAAAAGAACTTTTAGATAGTTACGAAGAATTATTAACTTATGTGGAGGAAATTGGACAAAGCCTTGATCTATTACACGAATGGTTATCAATTGAACCCAAATTTGAAGATTATTGGTCTTATCACGACTTAATAGCATTTCACGGTCAATACTTTGCTTTGCTTAATCTGATTAGATTTAGAATAGATAGCTTGTCCATTGAGCATAGGGATATAATAAAAAAACTATAAAAGTAGGATGAAAGAATGGTAGAAATTTGGAAAGATGTTGTAGGTTATGAGGGAATTTATGAAGTTTCAAACTATGGTCGAGTACGAACCCATAAAGATAAAATAACATATACTCAAAGGCATGGTATTCGTCATTGGAAACAACGAATCTTAAAAGAGAAATCTAGGACTAATCGCGATGTAAGAATAAGTTTGTGGAAAAATGGTAGACGTAAAGACTACTTAGTTCATCGTTTAGTAGCTGAGGCTTTTATTCAAAATCCTGATAACAAACCGACGATTAACCATATTGACGGTAATCCAAGAAATAACCATATTGATAATTTAGAATGGGCGACATACTACGAAAACAATAATCATGCTTTTGACAATAAACTAATTTCGACTTCCCATGCAGTAACTTTAGTTAATCAAGAAACAGGAGAAAAACAGTATTTTCGTAGTTTGTCCAAAGCTAGTGAATATCTCGGTTTTTGTTCAGGTTATATAAGTAACCGATTAAAACAAGGAAAGAAGATTGAAGGATATGATATTTTTTCATCTTAAGAGATTAGGAGGAACATGGAGTGGCTAGTATGAAAGAGTACGCTCTAAAATATCAAAATTTAGGATTCTCAGTCATTCCAATCAATCCTAAAAATAAGATGCCTTTAATCGAATTTGCTGATAAGCCTGCCATGACTACAGCTGAGATTGAAAACTTTTGGGATGGATACCCTAATGCAAATATAGCTTTAAAAACAACTAATTTCTTTGTAGTCGATATTGACAAACATGGCAAAGAGAACGGCTTTGAGTCGTTGAAGAAATGGAAACATCTGGATTTAATCGAACCGACGCTACAAGCCAAAACCGCTAGTGGTGGTAAGCATCTTTTCTACTTTAAGCGAGAAGATGAACCGATTACTCAAATGATTAAATTCCTGCCTGGTGTCGATATCAAGGCTCATGAGAATAACTATGTCTTAGTTGCTCCCTCAGCGACCGAGAAAGGCCAGTATGAGTGGGATTTAGAAAAATCAAAGGAAGGTGGGACAATCGTAACTCCTTCCCGTGATTTAATCCGAGCAATTAAAAAGCAGTATGGTAAAACTCACGGCTATAGATACGATGGCAAAGACGGTCTTAGGGATTTAGCAAGGCGCTCACAAACAAGAGAACGGACACAGACAACCGACCTCTTTGAAACCATAGCCCTTGGTTTTGGTGATGAGGGCGGACGAAATGACAAACTAGCAAAATTCGTCGGTGGTCTCTTGTTTAGAGCGGTTGATGATGAAGTTGTTGTTCAGTTGGCTAGATTAGCGAATGCAAACAGTCCAAATCCATTGCCTGACAAAGAAATGATGCGAACGATTGAAAGTATGATTAAGAAAGATAGGAGGTGAGAGCAATTGGTAATGTTGTAAGTATTAATTCACAAGACAAGATGATACTAACGGATAAAGGTGCGATTAAATCGAACAGTCCCAGTAATGTGCTACTTTCCTTTAAAGCAGATGATCAGCTTAGTATTTATTTAAAACACAATGAATTTTCACAAGAGCACGAACTCCTTAAAGATATCAAAATAGGCAACACCCTTTTTAAAAAAGGGGAATTGCCTTCAAATTTTGACTCAGTTGTAAAAGTTTATTTCGAAAGTGTTTTGGGCGTAGCCTTTACCAACCAAGCCATGCTGGATGGTATGGAGACTTTCTTCTCAGAAAGAAGCTACAATCCGGTTCTAGAGTACATGGAACGAGCAGCAGGAAGGTGGGATGGTCGTGAGCGTATCAAACAAATGCTACAGGTCTATCTCGGTGCCGAAGATAACCCCTTGATTTCTAAAATCGCTCAAATGTGGTTAGTTGGTGCAGTTGCTAAAGTCTATGACCCTTACGTTAAATTTGACTATGTTCTGGACCTGGTCGGTGGTCAAGGTGTTGGAAAAACTTCTCTTCTCCAAAAGCTGGGTGGTGAGTGGTATACGGATGCCGTGACTGATTTTGCGAATAAAGACAATTATGACATCATGCTGAAATCATTGATTGTCAATGACGATGAAATGGTCGCAAGCAATCGGATGTCGTTTGCTGAAACAAAAGCCTTCATCTCAAAAACAAGCTTGAGATTTAGAAAGCCCTACATGAAACGTACGGAAGAATTTGCTAAGAACTTTATATTAGCAAGGACAACGAACCAAAAAGAATACCTCAAGGATAAAACAGGGGAACGTCGGTTCTTATCTGTGATGGCAGATGCCAGTAAGCAGAAGAAACACCCGATGGAAATCGAACCCGAAACAATTGAGCAGATTTGGGGTGAGGCTGTCACAATCTATAAAACTGGTGTTCCTTTGATGTTTGACGAAGAAACAGAGAATGAACTTAATAAGTATCGTGAACGGTTCATGTATCGTGATGAAGTTGAATTGCAGGTACTTGAATACTTAGATATGCCAGTGCCTAAAAATTGGCATAATTGGTCTATCCAAGATCAACATCAATACACGTTTAAGTATTTTGCGAATGATAAAGGATTTGAACCAGGTTCTCATAAACTCGAAAAAGTTTCAACTCGAGAGATGATGTATAACCTATTTTATAAGAATTCAAACGACAAAAAACTATCGACTAAAATCAATATGATCATGGACAATCACCCCGATTGGCAAAAAGGTCAATTTAGGATTGGTGGAAAAAATACAAAAGGTTTTAAGAGAATTATACAAAAGTAGATCGGATGCATTTCTGATTTCTATCGGTTGCATCGGATACACTTTTAAAAAAGAACGGTTGCATGTATCCGATATGCATCCGATAAATCGAAAGAACGGTTGCACCCCTAAACCCTTGGTATTACTGGTTTTATTAAGTGTTTTTTATATAATGCAACCGATACAACCGATATTTTATAAAAAGTATATTTAATAATAGTATATAAAGAGAAAGCTTATTAAATAAGGATTCTTAAAATTTACTTTTTAGATTTTGATTTCTATCGGTTGCACGGTTGCATTGAATTTATTTTGTAAAAAAATGGAGAAAAAATGAATAAACTAAGAACAGATGTACAGTGTCCGTTTTGTGGAGATTGTGTCGTGAGATATGTTGGATCAGATTGGAAATCGGTTCGATGTTATGTGTGTAAGCAACCATTGTTTTTAAAATATTCTACGGATAGACCGAACGGAGTTGATAAGAATGGTTTTGCTAGATTGGCACACGAACCGTTTAAGTGGAATGAAGATGTCATGAAATTTGACGAGGTGTTCAGTTGAAGTATGACAAGAAGATAGTAATCGACGGACTGAAACGCACAATCGAGCAAACGGAGGCAAGGATAGTTGAACTATCTGAGCCGTGTGTTAAATCGCTTGCTTTTAGCAGGTCTGAGGAAAGAGACTTGCTTAAAAAGAAAGTGAAAAACTGGAAGAAGAGAATAAAGGAGTTGGAAGATGAACAAGCAGCAATTGATTGAGAAGTATGAAGAATTGTGGAATGAACACAGCCCTTTTTATGAACCTGTGCCTTATATTTCAATGGTTGAACTTTTTTTGAAAGACTTGAAACAACTAGACGAACCAGAACCGTTGCCATTCAAATTAAAAGATGTCGTTCGTCGAATCAGAGGGTTTGATCCGACGACACAGACTAGATGGCTTAATGATATTCTTAAAGAATTAGGGGACGACTACGGTTCAATGAAATATCGCAGTGGTTACGAACAAGGAAAACTTGAAGGTATGGTTGAACGTGAAAAAGTCAAAGTTCCGCAGGTTGTGGCGGATTTTATAACCGAACAGAAAAAACTGGGGTATACATTGTCTTACTCAATAGACGCAAGCATGTCTGACAGAGTTGCGGAATGGTATTGGGACAACTCCGAATTATTCGCTCGTGCATGGCTTGATGGCTACGAGGTCGAGGAAGAGAAGCGGTATCGGATTTCCATGCCAAAAACTAGAAATTACATGAACAACGCTCAATTTTTGTGCGAAAAAGATGGCAAAATATTTTGGTGCGGTGAGTGGCATCCTTTTAGAACTAAATTCACTCGCAAAGAACTAGAAGAAGCTGGCTTCGGCTGGGTTTTCGATTGTGAAGGGATTGAGATTGAGTGATGAATGAGCAGTTCGTTTTAGAATTACAGAAATTGCTGAATTGTTTTCCTGATTCATACATAAATCGCAACCTTGAGGTAATTCTTATACCTAAGACCAATACTTTCTTTTCTCTTGTCGGTTGTGGCACAAAGAGGGACATAATTGCAAAAGTTTTGATGTGGTGTACTAGAGATATATCCAAAGCTAGACCTTACCACCAACAAAAGCGAAATATCGACTTTTATGTAGATAATCGCGACCGCTTGAGAAAATATTTAGGTGCAGATATCGATGTAGATGTGGTCTATCATTGCCTGGGGATGGGAATTAACAAAGAACTCACACATAGATTTATCGAGAGTGGTTTTGATATGAATTTGCTTTATAAGGAGATTACAGAATGAAACGTTTTATCGCAATTTGGATTTTATTGTCTGCTGGATTGAACATCTGGCAGATGGACAGGATTCGAGATTTGGAAGAGAAGAAGCCAATAGTTATCTATAAGGCAGATAACGCAGGTGGTGAGATATTCGGTAAGGTCGTTGAAAAAGGACGGCATGGCAAGTTATACACGCTTACGATACGTGATTACGGGGTGTTCGTTGTTACGAAGGACGTGTACGAGAAAGTGAAAGTTGGGGATGAGGTGATGTTATGAAAGTTCGATTTAATGGGAAGTATAACTTCTTCTTAACCCAATTTGTCCATTTTATTGTATTGGACTATCTCTGGAAGATACTTGAAATTATCATCTTAGGTGGAGTGAGAGGGAATTTGGCGGATTCCATTATGCTTGCTCTGATTTGTGTCTATATTGCATGGATTTTAGATAAGGAGGAATGAAACAGATGACTACAATAGACAAAGTAAAACAATGGTTTATTGACCGTGACCTTGAAAACGGTGGACGGCTGGATAAGCAGTCTTTAAAATTAAGTGAAGAGTTCGGTGAGTTATGCGCAGGCTATCTCAAGAAGAATGAGAAGCTAACCAAGGACAGCATTGGAGATTGTGCAGTCGTGATTGTTGGTCTGGCGTTGCTCATAAAAGCGGATGTGCAGGAGATTTTTGAGGAAGTAAGTTTCATCGAAAATGAAGATGTGATGGATTCCTTTAAATGGTTAAGTGCTGAGATTAGTAGTTTTCAATTGAGGCAGGATTTAATCGGCAAGAAAATGTGTCGATATAATTTAGCGCATTCAATCGGTTATCTAAAATCAATCAGTAAATCGCTTGGTTATAGTTTTGAGGAATGTTTTGAACTGGCTTACCAAGAAATCAAAGACCGCAAGGGCCGTTGGATTAATGGTACTTTCGTAAAAGAGGAGGATTTGTAAAATGGAAGCACCAAAATTTAGAGCGTATGATGGTGGCTCATTAAATCGTATGTATCAACCAGACGAAGTTATGGTTGGTGGTGGCAACATTTGGATTATTGATGAGGATTCAGTCGCTGGTGACTGGATAGTAAACAATGACCTTCATCTCATGCAATCAACAGGACTCAAAGACAAGAACGGTAAGGAAATCTTTGAGGGGGATGTAGTACAATTTGAAGATTGTTATGAAGTGTCTGATTTCCTGTATATAAACACAGGTATTATAGAATGGTGTCAAGGCGGTTTTCATGTTACCAATAGAGACTCTGTGTTAATGGAAGATTTGCTTGATGGAGATTCATTAGATGTTACAATCATCGGCAACGTCTACGAGAACAAGGAGTTACTAGATGCCTGACGTAGAATGGATTATTGAGAATTGCCACATGATGCAAGACAATGGTTGTTGGGCAGGAGAGAAGCAGATTTCCTACGCTAGTCCAGATGGGCAGTACACGTATTACGTGAACAAGCGGAAGGATGGAACGTATTATCTACATGGAGCAATGAAGCATTATGGCAGGACGTAGATGGACGGAAGACGAGGTTGATTATTTGGAGTGGTACGTCCTATCTAGAGAAGAGCAGGATTTAACACAGGCTTGCAAGTTTTTGGATAGAAGTTACACAGCTGTGCGCTCAAAATTAGCCAAACTTCAGAAATATAATCCTAACTTGCAATTTAACCACAAATGGTCAGACGCAGATGATAGCTATATTCTAAAATACTATCAACGCTTTTCATACAAGACCTTGGCTCGTATTTTAGGACGTAGTGAGAGAGCTGTTCGAGACCGTGTCCGAAAATTAGGAAAACGTAAGATTTTAGACTTGACTATATTTCACAAAGATATAGTTTCACTAGCCAATCAAGGTATGGCTGTAAAAGGTATCGCACAAAAATTAGGACTGCACTACAACCAGGTATATTACTATTTGAACAAACATCAGATTTTTTACAAGAAGCATGAGTTCAGAAATCAAAGTAACAATCTCTCTTGGAGGAATTTGAATGATATTATTTTTATGAGAAGGAGTTAAAATGACAGACAATATAAACAAACCAAACCATTATCAAGGCGCAAACGGTCTTGAGGCTATCGATGTTGTGCATAACTTCGTTGGGAACCTTTCTGGAGCGTCTGCTTTCTTTTGGGGCAACGCAATCAAGTATATGTTACGATTTCAAAAGAAAAACGGCCTCGAGGACTTGAAGAAAGCTAGAAAAAATTTAGACTGGCTGATTGAGAAGATGGAGCATGAGGGATAGGAAACATTTTTCGGAACAATTACGGTTGTGGCGGAAAGCCAAAGGTCTAAAGAAAGTTGAGGTTGCTAAAATCTTTGGGGTTACTCCAGAAGCTATTTGTCATTGGGAAAGTGGAAAAGCACAGCCTCAAGACGGAGCTATGTTTGTTATTTGCGAGAAATTAAATCTTGACCCTCGTATGTTTTTGAGAAGAAAGACAAATCCTTTTGCCGAGAAGCTGAAAAGAAAGCGATGCGAGTTGGGATTAACTCAAAGTGATTTAGCCATTAAATTAGGGTATCACAGAGATACGATAGCTAAGTGGGAAACAGGCAGTAGTATTTCTAAATACGCATTGGAAGATATCTGTACTTTCTTTGGGATTGAGATATAAAAAAAGAGCCAGCACACGGCTGACCTTCTTTATGAATTATTCTTTGAAACTATTATATCATAAAGGAGCGATGTTGTGAGGTTATTAAAAAAGGTTGACGTGCAATTCACCAAGAGAAATGTCTATGATGTTCTAGAGAGTTATCGCTCGTATGTCCGAATGGCAGGCGCTGAGTATTTGCCTAAAATCACAACGACCTACTCATTCGAACCAAAGACATTTACTGGCAAGAATACAGCTACTGAGAATATGGTTATCGAACATGTAGATGCAGAGGCAGAGGTTGTAGAGATTGAGAGAGCGGTAAACTGCATCATGGATCCACACGTTCGGCAAATTATCGCAAAGAAGTACATGGATATGAAAATCCAATTATCAGACAAGGCTATCTATATGGACTTAGGCTATTCTGAAAGTGAGTTCTATCGCATGCTTAGCAGAGGTGCTTTGGAATTTGCGGAAGCCTATCGGAAAGGTAAGCTGATTGTCTTCCGTAAATTTTTGGGAGACATTTGCAAGTAAATTGCTAGGAAATGGCTTATTTTAAATGATAAAATAGTATTGTCAGCAAGAGCGGTAAGCTGGATTGATGACTCCTTATATTTTATTTTCGAGGCTTCGGCCTCTATAGCGGTGACAGGTAAGTGGTTTTATCTCCTACGTTTTTTCCTTCGGTTTAATTCCGGGCATCGCCGTTAACTTATTAGAAGGTTGCAGTAGCGACTGAACCTTGCATGATTGCGTAGCTAATTATATTCCGGATAAGTTATAAGCTAGAGGGTTTGATTCCCTCAGAGGTTTTAAATGACTACAAAAAAATAAAAAAAGGAAAACTTTCAAATTGATTACTAATTAACACGCAAGTCTGTAGTCTGCTTGCAGTAAGAACATAGCTCAAGTGGTAGAGCGGTAGACTTTTAATCTATTGGTTGCAGGTTCGAGCCCTGTTGTTCTTATGAGAGGTCTTACAATGGGTCACACAAACGTGTGGCTTTTTGTTATCTTTGAAAGAGAGGGAATGATGAAACCGCAAAAACTTACAATATTTGGAGGCAGAAGAACCTCGGTGGACTATGATCAACGAAACAATGAGTATACTGAATACAATCGTACTCGTTGGAAGTATGACAAGGATGTCAAGAGGTTTTATAATTCATCTATCTGGAAGCGAACAAGTAAGCAAGTGTTGCTTGAGTCTGATTATGTTTGTGCGATGTGTGGAGATGAAGCGACAATGACTGACCATATCATCAGTGTTAAACAAGATTGGTCCAGACGATTAGATAGAAATAATCTTCAAGCAAGTTGTAAGAAATGTAATGACAAGAAAGCAATCAAAGAAAGATATTCTTTTTAGTTCTTTTATTGTCAACCTTGTGTAAAATAAAGAGAAATTTTAATATAAAAAAACGATATTGAGCTAGCTGAGGTAAGGGAATTGCTAAGGAATCGGTCGGTTTTTGTACGGAAATACCCCCTTCAATTTCTTACGGGGGTATATAACGTTCGGGAACAGGAACGCTGCCCTCTTCTGTACGAAAAATTCCCTTTTTGAAATGTTTTAACTGTAAAAAATGATGTAAAGGAGGTGTCTCATGGGACGAAAAATGAAGATAGTCGAAACGACTAAAAGTCATCTGACGAAAGAAGAAAAAATAGCTAAAAAAACCATACAGGAGAAGGCTTCTGACGGTTTGGATGCGTTGCAATTAACGCCACCAAAACACTTCGACGCAATTGCAAAAGCAGAATACAAACGTGTGATTGAAGACCTTAGAAAGCTACCCCTAAGAAATCTAGATCGGGCAGTATTAGAAACCTACTGTACCTGGTATGCAGTCTACAAAGAAATCTCTCGTGGATTGCAAAAGGAAGGGTATGTTTATGAGACAGAAAAAGGTAAGGTTCTACCAAACAAGATGTTGTATAGTTTAGAGCGTGCTACTACAAACCTATCAAGAGCAGCATCGCAATTGGGATTAACCGTGGATAGTCGCATGAAGTTATTCGTGCCACAGGTTGAAGAAAAGAAAGAGAGTATTTTTGATAAATTTGGCAGTTAGGAGGTGATTGTGTGGAAGACGTAGCTTATCAGTATGCTTCAAGAGTCGTAAGTGGAGAAATCATAGCCAGCAAAAAAGTTATAAAAGCTTGCAAGCGACATTTAAGAAATTTGAAGCGTATGGATGATGAAGACTTTCCATATATTTACTTACCTGACAAAGCAAAAAATCCGATAGATTTCATTGAAATGCTCCCAGATGTCAAAACTGGCAAACCATATCCACTGGCAGATTTTCAAAAATTCATTTTATCGAGTTTGTACGGATGGCGAAAAAAATCTGATACATCAATCAGGCGATTTAAAAAAGCACTAATAAGCTTAGCCAGAAAGAATGGTAAGACTATTCTCGTTGCAGGGATTGCCCTGTACGAGTTTTTATTTGGTCGGAACCCTGCAATGAGCCGTCAGCTGTTTTGTACAGCAAATGACCGCTCTCAGGCCCGTATCGCTTATGATATGATCCGTAAGCAATTAGACGCTCTTAGGGCTCAAGATGAGGATATTCGAAAAGCCACTAAAATCGTGCGTGATGAGCTTCGGAATTTGAATGATGAAAGCTACGTGCGTGCATTAAGTCGCGAAACTGGTGCAGTCGATGGTTTCGAACCGTATGTAGGCATCTTGGATGAGTTTGCTGCATCTAAAACTAATGAAATGATTGAGCTTCTAGAATCTGGTCAAGGGCAATTGGATAATCCGTTGATTTTGATTATTTCAACAGCTGGATTAGACTTGAATGTGCCGATGCACGCAATCGAATATCCATACATTGAGAAAGTTCTTGATGGAGAAGTGGAGAATGATGAATACTTTGCATTTATTGCCGAACAAGACAACGAAGAAGAGATTGCGTATGAAACCAACTGGATAAAATCAAATCCAATCCTTGAAGTAAAAGCACTACGTGACAAGATGATGGACTACCTACGAAAACGTAGGAAGGTATCACTTGAGACTGGGACTGTAAATGAAGTCCTGGTTAAAAACTTCAACATGTGGAGACAATCATCTGAAGAGTCTTACATGGATAAAGAAAGCTGGGCAAAAGCCAAGATAGACCAACCAAACACAAAAAAACGTAGAGTTTGGTTAGGTGTAGACGTTGGTAGGTCAAGTGACTTATTCTCCATTTCTCCTATGGTCATGATGGATGACTACTGGTATGCAGATAGTTTTTCATTTGTAGCTACTAAATATGGCTTGATAGCAAAAGAGAAGAGAGACGGTGTTTCTTATACCAACCTGGAAAGGATGGGTGAGTGTGAGATAACCACGCTTGAAAGTGGTGTTATCGATGATGAGCGTGTTCTTGAGAAAATTGAAGAAATGGTTTATGAGAATGATTGGGAATTGCAAGGAATATTTTTCGACCCTTATCAGTTCGGTTCGTTATTGACCATGATTGAGAAACGACATCCTGAATGGCCTTTGACGCAAATACCACAAACGACAATGGTATTGAATATGCCTACTAAACAATTCCGTGATGATGTTCGTTTAGGAAAGATAAAACACAGTGGAAATCAGTTGCTAACTATGGCAGTGAATAATGCATATACCAGAGTTGATAATAACGGTATGAGGATTGATAAAAATAAAAACAGTAATAAAATCGACCCTCTGGATGCTCTGTTAGATGCGTATGCTGCTTGTTACCTGGAGCCATTCGACGGAAGTGGTTATTGGACAAATGAGAAAATTTTGGAAGGAGATTCGCTATTTTGAAAATTCTGGAACATATCCACACAATTTTGTTATTGATAGGCCTTGGATTTTTAATCTATGGCTTTTTCTTATTAAATCAAGTAGCAGGGTTCTTATGCAGTGGAGTGATTTTAATTTTATTAGCCTTGTATATCAGTAAAACAAGGGGGTGAATTAGAAAGGAGGTGAGAAAATAAATGACTTTTTTTCAATCTTTAGGTTCGTCAAAACTATCTTATGACGATTATATCTCTTCGGTCATCTCTGGTAATTCAAGTCCTGAATATACTGGTATATCTGCTTTAAAAAATAGCGATGTCTTGACTGCAGTATCTATTATCGCTGGTGATGTGGCACGTTTCCCTCTGCTAAAAAAAGATTTAATGGGAAATATTGAGATAGACGAGAATATGAATTATCTTCTAAATGTGAAAGCGACTGGGAATGCTTCGGCTAGACAGTGGAAATTCGCAATGACGGTCAATACAATTTTGACAGGAAATTCATTTTCTCGTATCCTTCGAGATCCAGAAACTGGAAGAGCGATGGAATTTCAATTCTTTAAGCCGTCTGAAACGACTGTTGAAGAAACCAATAACCACGAACTGATATATACGTTCCGTGACCAGCTGAGTGGTAAAGAGATAAGGTGTAACTCTGATGATGTTATCCATTGGAAATTCTTTAGTCACGACACGATACTTGGACGCTCTCCATTGTTATCTTTAGGAGATGAAATCAGTCTTCAAAACGGTGGAATTAACACCTTAATTAAGTTTTTCCGTGATGGCTTTTCAAGCGGAATTATCAAGCTTAAAGGCGCTCAGTTGAATGGCGAAGCTAGGCAAAAAGCACGTATGGACTTCGAGAAAATGCGTGAAGGTTCGACTGGTGGAAGTCCGCTTGTATTTGACGATACTCAAGAGTATACCCCTCTTGAAATTGATACAAATGTCTTGCAGTTGATTACATCAAATAACTTTTCAACTGCTCAAATTGCAAAAGCTTTGCGAGTCCCTAGCTTTAAATTGGGAGTGAACAGTCCAAACCAGTCTGTTGCTCAGCTGACGGAAGATTACGTTACCAACGACCTTCCTTTTTATTTCGATGCGATCACTAGCGAGTTGGGATTAAAAGTGCTAGATGATGATGAACGTAGAAAATATCGTGTTGAATTTGATACTCGTAGCGTTACAGGTCGTAATGTTGATGAGTTGGTAAAACTCGTAAATAATCAAATATTGACACCGAACCAAGCGCTCATTGAGCTTGGTAAAGAACGTTCGAGCGACCCGAATATGGATCGCTACCTATCTAATTTGAACTATGTCTTCTTAGATAAAAAAGAAGAATATCAGTCAATGAAAGGAGGTGAGACAAGAGATGCCAAAGAGAATCAAGATGAAGGGTCCGCTGATCTCGAATAATCAGCAAGAAGTTTATGATTATTTCGGGATGGAAGCGGTTAGTGCTAAATCTGTGGTTGATGCTTTTCCAGAAGACGGAAGCGATGTGGTACTAGAGGTTAACTCAAACGGTGGTTTGGTTACTGTTGGAAGCGAAATCTATACTGCATTACGTTCCTATCCTGGGCGTGTCACAGTAGAAGTGACTGGGATGGCTGCAAGTGCTGCAAGCGTCGCAATCATGGGAGCAGATGCGGTTCGTATGAGTCCAACTGCACAAATTATGATACATAAAGCATTATTACCATGGGTTTCAGGCAATAGCGATGATTTGGAAAAAGCGTCAAATGCTTTAAAAGCAAGTGACCGAGCCATCGTGAATGCCTATGTGTCTAAAACCGGCCTTGAAGAATCTGTTATCATCGACATGATGAAAAACGAGACTTTCATGAGTGCCGAAGAAGCGGTTGAAAAAGGTTTTGCTGACGAAGTGATGTCCTTTGAAGGCCGTGAAGTTGTTGCAAGCTTTGGAACAGGAATGTTGCCACAAGCAGTTATTGATGATTTCTTTGCTAATAAATCGAGTCGTAAGAACGAAATTGAAGCAATGAAGTTATATTTGGAAAAAGAAGAATTACTTAAAGGGCTGTAAGGCTCTTTTTTTATACCCAGAAAGGAAAAGTAAGGTATGTTTAAAGAAAAAATGAAAGAACTTAAAGCACAAATCTTAAATATTGGTGCTGAAATTACTGCTAAAACAGAAGAGTTGAAAACTCTTTTGAACGAAGGTGATCTTGAAAAGGCTCGTGAAGTGCGTGCTGAAATTGATTCTTTGAAATCACAAAAAACAGAAGCAGAAAATGACTTGAAGTCATACGAAGTTGCAGAAGCTGGTTCTGATGTAAAAACTGTTGGACAAGCTCATAAAGTTGAAGAAGAAACTAAATCTTATCGTGAATCTGTAAATGAGTTCATCCGCTCTAAAGGTCGCATTCGCAATGAGGGCCTTCGTTTTGAAGGCAAAGATGAAGTACTTATCCCGATGAACGATATCAACCCAACGTCTGATGGCTTGAAGAAAGAAAAAACTAAGCCTGTAACTAGTGAAGAAATCGTTACTACTCCACTTCGTGAAGTTAAAACAGTTGTTGATTTGAAGCAATTCACTACAATTCACAAAGCTACTAAAGGTTCAGGTAAATACCCTATTCTTAAACGTGCGACTGCTAAGATGATTAGTGTTGCTGAATTGGAGAAAAATCCTGCACTTGCTAAACCAGATTTTGATAGCGTAGCATGGGAAGTAGCTACTTACCGTGGTGCGATTCCAGTTTCTCAAGAATCAATTGATGATGCAGACGTTGACTTGCTTGCTATTGTATCTGAAGCGATTGGTCAAATCAAAGTTAACACTACCAATGAAGCAATTGGCAACATCCTTAAAGGCTTTGAAGCTAAAACTGCAGCGGATTTGGACGCTATTAAATCAATCTTGAACGTAGACCTTGACCCTGCTTACAACGTATCGTTTGTAGTTTCTCAATCGTTCTACCAAGTTCTTGATACTTTGAAAGATAAGAACGGTCGTTACTTGCTTCAAGATTCAATCGTTTCAGCCTCTGGTAAAGCGTTCCTTGGTCATCCAGTATTCGTAGTATCAGACGAGGCGCTTGGTGCTAAAGGCGAAGCTAAAGCATTCGTCGGCGATGTGAACCGTGCAGTGTTGTTTGCTGACCGTATGGATCTTGGTCTCCGTTGGGCAGATAACGAAATCTACGGTCAATACCTACAAGCAGTTATGCGCTTCGATGTTAAGAAAGCAGACGCGAAAGCTGGTTACTTCGTAACATTCACGCCCACTGTCAGCCGTTAATAGAACGGCGACTGTCGAGTTAGATAAACCGACTGCTGCAAGTACAAAAGCAGATATAATGGCTTATCTAGACAGCAAAGGTATTAGTTACAATCCTTCTAGCCTTAAACAAGATCTTCTTGATTTGATTGGAGGTTAGAAAATGGATCCTAAAATGGTTGAATTTCTCGAAGAAGTTAAATTGTACTGTAAAATCGATTATGATTTTGAAGATGATTTGCTAATTGAGATGATTGAAGCAGCAAGAGAGCAAATTTGTTTCGCAATCGGAAATGACTTGCAACCTAAAGATTTGCAAGGCTATGCGAAATTCCGTCTGGCAGTAAAGAAGCAAGTTAAAGAAGAGTATGAACACCGTGGAATGTCAGCGGATACCATGCGGTATCCATTGGCTAACGGTGTTTTAAATATCATTCATCAACTTAGAACGAGAGGTGAAGTGGATGAGAACTCGTAAAATGAATGTTCGTATTACTTTTTTTAAAAAAGTAGGCGAACAGAACGAAGATGGGGAAGTATTAACTTTCAAAAAGAAATGCTTGTATACTTGCTGGGCAGAAGTATCGAAGACTAGTATTAAGGATTTTCGTGAAGGCGCGACCGTGACGAAAGCAAGTGGTTTGCTTGAGCATAAAGATACTAAAACGTTTTTGATTCGTCATCTCCCAAAACTACCTTTTGATAATTCTTGCCATATCGACTTTGATGGATGTGAGTATCAGATCGTTGCAATCGAACGAGATTATGCGAATAAAGAGTTTGATTTAATCGCAGGGGTGATGATGTCATGACGAAAGGATTGGATCTTTGCCTTAAAAATCTTACGATACTTGAAGCAAAAGCGCCTCGTGTTGCTCGTGAGGCTGTAATTGAAGTGGCTCAAGAGTTCAAAAAAGAACTTGAAACTAATACTCCGGTCTACAAAGAAGAAACTCTTTATAGAATGAAGGAAGATGTGAAAATAAGTAACTTCAAGAGCGGTGGCGATGCACCATCTAAAGATATCGGATATGGTCGCGCAACAGGTTGGCGCGCAAGATTTCCAGATGACGGAACAATTTATCAAAAGTCTCAAGGATTTGAGGAAAAAACAATAAATGCAATGACTCCTCGTGCAAAAGAAATCTATCTACAAAAGATGAAGGGGGTATTAGGTAAATGATTGCTGAAACAGAAGCGTATAAACTTTTGATAGCAGATGAACCTCTGAGTCAATTGTTTAATCAGTTCAGAGGCAAGGCGTTTCCAAAGGAATATAAGCAGGGTATTTTTACTTATGATATTCCTGAGAAACCAATCAACATGAAACAAAAAGAACTCGCTCCATTTGCGAGAATTTACTCTACATACGAAACAGCTCACGAGTATGCAGATGATGGAGTAATTGCGATGGAACAACGTATCACAATCGATTTTTGGTGCAAGAACGCTAAACAAGCTGACCAAATCAACAAACGATTGGATACGGTACTAGAACGTGGCGGCTTTGAACGCTACACAGCAAACGAGAAACCCCGATACATGGATAGCGATATTGGATTATTAATGAATGTCCGAAAATATCGTTTTTTTGATTGGGAAGATCTCGAAAAAGAAAGGAATTAAATAAATGTCTAAAGTAAAATTTGGTTTGAGTGGATTTGAGTATGGTGTTGTAACAGATAAAAATCTTGTTCCAACTACTAAAAAAATCCCTGGTTTAAAAACTGCAAAGATTGATATCACAAACGAATTGAAAACAATTACTGCGGATGATGGACCATACGTTGTATTGTCATCTGGTATCACAGGTACTACTCTTGAAGTAGCTTGGTTGGATCTACCAAGTGATGTTCGCAAGGATTTCTATGGAATTGAAGTGGAAAGCGGAATTGAGAAGTATAGCAAGAAACTTACTCCTCAAGACATCGCTTGTCTTTTCAAAACGACCGGAGAAGATGGGAAGAAAATTTGGATCGGATTGCTTAAAGGTAAATTCTCTCTTCCAGGTATGGATTACGAAACTAAAGATGGTTCACCAGATCCTAAGAACGATACAGTTTCAGGAAGCTTCGTAGCCCGTGGAAACGAAGAAGAAGGATTGGTACTTATCGTCGGTCGTGAAGATAATCCTGAGTTCCAAGAAACTAAATTCCGTGAGATGGTTTTCCCAAAGGCCTAAGCGGTGCTAGTCCAGAATTAGCAGTTACCGCTGAAACAACAAGAACACTAGAACAACAGTAATGAGAGGCTTGGTTTTCCAAGCCTTTATTATTTATGAGGAAAAAGAATGTTTGAAATTAAATTTAAAAAAGCCGGTGTTTTAAAAGAGTTTTCTAAAGACTATGTAAATGTCGAAGATAATTTACTGGCATTAGAACACCAAGTTCGTCAAACTGCTTTGTATGAAGTGAAAGAGGATTTACTAAATCCAGCTAAACATCGTGAATTGAATGAAGCATATCTTGATATGTTTGTGAAGATGTACGGTGAGCAGTTTGCTGCAGAAGATTTAAAAACTGCAAGTGTTGAAACTCTTGAAACCTTGAATGATCTTTATTTAGCTGCATTAGGTGGCAAGCAAGAAGAAAAAGAGACCACCAAGGGAAAAAAGAAGAAAAAGGATTGACACCCAAACAAGCGCAAGAAAACTTGTTAGCTTGGGTTCAATCGTTAATGAGTCAAGGATATACAATCCATGATATTAAGAGCATGCGTTTATCAGACTTTGATTTGATGGTGCAGGCTTTAGAAATAAAAAATAGCAAAGAGGAAGAAGAGACTACCCTTGATAAGGCCTTTCCATTCCTTTTTGGTTAGAAAGGAGAGTAAATGGCAAGTAATATTGGTGAATTAGTCGCAACCGCTACTTTAGATGTCGCTCCTTTCCAATCGAACGTTGGAAGGTTGAAGACATATTTAAAAGGCGTTGATAATTCCCTGAAAGCTATGGAAAACAATTTTAAGGGCGCTGGCAAGAATGTCACTAACTTAAAGAGTCTTATGGATCAGACTGGTTCTGCTTTGGGAAATTACCAAAAGTTGTTAAGTTCTCAAAGCGAACGATACAATGAATTAAAAGCTAGTATTGTCGATGTCTCTACGGCTAGTGATGAGCAGAAAAAGAAATTGCTTGAAGCCGGTACTAGTATGACTGCAACTGCTGCTAAAGTAGCTGAGTTGAAAAATCGCTATGAAGAATTAGCCAAATCAATGAGGCAAGCCTACATAGATGATAGTGCGTTCACTAAATTTGGAAAAAGCGCTCAAGAATTGGGTAATAAATTCAAAAATGTTGGTGAGAGCGTATCTGGTTTTGGTTCTGCTTTAACCCGTGGAGTAACCGCTCCTATTGTAGCTGGAGCAGGATTAGCTTTGAAAGCAGCGATCGATTATGAGAGTGCGTTTGCTGGTGTTAAAAAAACAGTAGACGGAACACCTCAGCAATTTGAAAAACTCAGCGCTAGTATTCGGAATATGGCGAAAGAAATGCCGGCTAGTGCTACGGAAATTGCTGCAGTCGCTGAAGCAGCAGGGCAGTTGGGTGTACCGATTGGATCAATCGAAGGTTTCACAAAGACCATGATTAACCTTGGTGTATCTACCAACTTGAGCGCCGAAGAAGCTGCAACATCCATCGCTAAAATCGGTAATATCATGCAAGTTTCAGGAGATGATCTTGATAGTTGGTCTGCTAAATTCGGTGCAACCGTCGTTGGTTTGGGGAATAATTTCGCAACAACTGAAAGCGATATTGTTAACATGGCCAATCGTCTTGCAGCATCAGGTAAAATAGCTGGATTGACTACGCCTGAAATCTTAGGTTTATCAACTGCAATGAGTTCGGTCGGTATTGAAGCCGAAGCAGGAGGTACTGCCATGACTCAAACTCTGACTGCTATCTCAAAAGCAGTGTCAGAGGGTGGAAATGATTTAAGGCTTTATGCTGAAACTGCAGGAACAACTGCAGACCAGTTCGCAGAAAAGTGGAGAACTAAACCTGCTGAGGCTTTGCAAGATTTCATTAGAGGTCTTGGTAGGGCTAAAGAAGAAGGTAAAGACACCAACAAGATTTTGGACGAACTTGGTCTAACAGGTATCCGACAATCGAACATGTTAAAATCTTTGGGTCTTGCTGCAGAAACAATGGGTAAGGCAGTTGGACTAGCGAATAGCGAATGGGAAAAAGGAACTGCATTAACAGACGAAGCGAATAAACGTTACGAGACAATGCAATCCAAACTTCAAATGCTCAAGAACCAATTGACAGATGTCGCAATTGAATTTGGAGGTCCGTTATTAGATGCACTAAAAGACGGATTGGAAGCAGCAAAGCCTTGGATAAGCACACTAGCAGATTTAGCCAAACAGTTCAGTTCCATGTCTAGAGAACAACAGCAGAACATCATAAAATGGGGATTGATGGCGGCAGCCGTCGGACCTGCAATAAAATTATTAGGTGGTGGTATATCTACCATCGGTGGTCTTATTAAAGCTATAGGTGGTCTATCTAGAGGAATTGGGTACCTGAGTGGTTCACTCAAGTATTTAAAAGATTTTAAGTTTGCAGCAGGCGCGATGAAAGCATTTGCTGGGGCAGCAGGAGCAGTTGAAACTGCAGCAGCAGGTGCAGCGTCTAACGCAGGAGCATTATCTGGCGCATTCGGTGCTTTAGCAAATCCAATCGGATTATTAGTAGGTGGTACTGCATTACTTGCAGCAGGACTTGTTTACTTAGGGAACAAGAAAGACGAAGCAAGAATCAAGACAGAAGAGTTCGGTTCGCAATTGAGCGACACTGCAACTAAAGACCTAAGAGATTTCCAAACCAAAGTAGATGAAACAAGCGCTGCAGTTGCTAATTTCGGAACACACGCTGGGGATGCTGAAAAGGTATCTGAATCATTTAGAAAGCTTCATGAAGAAGTTGCTTCAGGAGCAGAACAAGCCAGTAAGCGTATGGAAGAACTAGCTAAAAAGTGGGGTATCAGTGATGAAGCAATCGCTAATATGAAAGCAAAAAATGAGCAAGTTGTTTCAAATACCGACGCAATGGCTAATCAGGTTAGCGATATTTACAAACGTCACAACGGAGATGCTAGCAAGTTTTCTCAAGAAGAAAAAGAAATCGTTTTAAACAACCAAAGAGAGATGATAAAAGCTAGAATCTCTATGATGGAATTGTCTGGCGAACAGCAGAAAGCAGCAATTCAAGCGTTAAATGGAGAGATTAATACTCTAAATGAAACTCAACTACATCATGCTAAAGATGTTTTGAAAAAGGCTCTTGATGATGAGAATGCGTTATACAAAACACAAAAAGACGAGTTAAAACAACTCTTAGACGGTAAAGTTCTTGACCAAGAAAGTTATAACAAGAAACTTCAAACTCTAGAAACAAACCATCAACAGACTATGGAGGCGCTAGGTGTTAAGTATTATCAAGTTATGCAGAATCTTGACGCAAAATTAAAAGCAAGAAGTGGTCAAAATTGGAATTACTGGGAAGAAGCTAAAAAAGTACTTGAGGAATACGGCTTATCTTATGAATTTATTGGTCAAAAAGCTGCAGAAGCTTCTCAAAAGATGGGAGAGTCTCATAGTATTCTAGCCAAGTATACTAGCGAAATGAGTAAGGAAACCAAAGAAGCGAATGACGCTTGGTCTTTACTTGTCGGGAATATTAACGAGAATGGCAATTTTGAGATTAAATCAAACGTAAAAGAAGTGATTGGAGAAGCAACTCAATCTGCTGAAGGTTGGGCGCAGTTGCAATTTATTACTAAGAATGCCGACTTAAATTCAAATGCTCGAGTAACAATTGCAGAAGCGCTCGTTGAATCTGGCAAATGGTCTGAAATGACATTAGAAGAGAAACAAGTCATTGTCCAAAACCAAGCAGGATTGCAAGCTATTTTTGATAGCGAAAGTAACTTAAAAGCATGGAATAGTATGCCTGCTCATATTAAAGAACTCTTCTTAAAGAATGAGAGTGTCATTAATAGTGCAACTGAGGCAACGAAACTATTAAGTGAATACGATACACTGCAACCAGCTCAGAAAGAATTCCTAGCAAACAGTCAATCCTTCCAAACAGAAGTAGCAAATTCCAAAGCTGGTCTATCTTTATGGAATGAAGCGTCAGTATTTGTTAAGAACCTAACAGCAGATTCTTCTAACTTTACAAGCACTTTGAACAATGCCAATATTGGTTTGAACTATTGGAATGCTTTATTCCCGGCACCTAAACTGTTGCAAGCAGAAGATAAAACTGCAGAAGCAGTAGCAAGTGCACAAGCTAGTGTAAACTCGCCTGCACAAACCTCCCCTGTCAGTATTAACGCTACTGATGAAACAGGAGGTGCTTCACAATCCGCTACACTTAGCGTTAACTCTCCTTATCAATTAAAACCAATTGATATTAACGCTGTTGATTTGACAGGAAACCCTTCGGCTACTGCAAGTGCTGGAGTGAATGCAATCAGACAAAGTTTTCCAATTGATATCAATGCATCTAATAAGACACAAAGCGAGGCAAGTGCTGCGAGTAATGCAGTAAATGCAGTCAAACAAAATAGTCCGATAGGTATCAATGCTACTAATAATACCGGCGGAGTAATCAGCGCAGTTTGGAATGCTATCATTTCATTGCCTGCTGTTAAGTTTATAGATATAATCACAAGACACTTCACACAAAAACATGCTAAAGGTACGGACAACCACCCTGGTGGTCTTGCGATGGTCAACGACCAACGAGGGACACTTTACAAGGAATTAATTACACTACCTAACGGAACTTCGTTTATTCCGGAAGCTCGTAACGTAACCTTACCACTACCACCTGGAACCAAGGTCATGAAAGCCGGTGATACTAGAACGTTGATGAATCGTTTGGGTATGCCAAACTATGAGAAGGGTATTGGTTTTGAAGATACCAAACTTTCTCATTTAACACGTCGTATCAGAGATATCAATGTCAATAATCGTTCAAACGAACAAGCTAAGACAATCTACACAGTCAACAATATGACCAATCAAGACCAAGCTATCGTGAGAGAATTGGTTGATTTAAAATCTAGTGTAGAAAATCTCCTGGGTAAATTGCTAGAAAAAGATTTCAATACGTATCTTGATGGTAAGATGATGGCTGAAAACTCGTATCGTTATCAAGGAAATATCATAGGAAGAGAGGGATTGTGATGTCAAATTATTTAAAAGTGAATGATTTTACAACTGCTGATTTGAAACATTGTGTAGTCATGGACTTTGGAACAATCCATGCAAGCCCTCGTTTCTCAGAGCAGATAAAACTTTACGGTACAAACGGAAGTTACAATATCATCGATGGTGCTTTTGAAAATTACGATAGAACCATTAGGATATTCTTTGAACGTTTTTCGGATTTAGCAACACTCGTTGAAAAATTTAAACCAGTTGATAATAAACTGGAATTTAGTTATCAACCAGATGCTGTTTTCTATGCTGATTTACTAGATACGGAAATTGCTGTAAGAGGTATGTATGGTTGGGAATTGGCAATTAAGTTAGATATGCAACCGTTCCGTTACCAGAAATCAGTCGAGCCACTCGTATTTACTGCCAATGGTACTATCAATAATCCAGGTTCAGTATATAGCGAGCCAGTGATTGAGATTGAGGGAGATGGGGATATCTCGCTAACGATTGGAAAGAAAACAATGTATCTGAAGGTTACTCGTAAAGCTATGATCGACTGCAGACAGAAAAAACAAAATATCTATAATGCCGAGGGCGCTATTCAAAATACTTTACGAAAACGTGGAGGGTTCTTTGAATTGCCTGTAGGAAATAGCGGTCTTGTATTTACTGGCGCGGTTCGTAAGGTCACTATCAGACCGAATTGGAGGTACATCTTATGATTTACCTTACAAATGGCAATATGCCTTTAAATGAGGCATACAATGACGAAATCGTCCAGGAGCATAACAATACCTATCAATTAACGTTTCGATTTCCTACATCTGATCCTAAATGGGAATTGCTGAAAGAAGAGACGTTCCTAACTGCTGATGACCTTCATGGCGAGCAGGATTTTTATATTTTTGAGGTTGAAAAACAACAAGGATATATCCAAGTCTATGCTAATCAAGTTTTTAGTCTTCTAAACAACTACGTTGTAAATGCCATTAATCTTGATAGAGAGACTGGAACGTCTGCTTTAAGTAGGTTCGCAGGAAGCATTACTCGAACACATCCATTTTCATTCTTCTCTGATATCGAAGATAGACATACCTTTAATATCGATTCTAAGAATGCTATGGAGGTATTAGCGAAAGACAAGCACTCTATCCTTGGTCAATGGGGTGGGGATTTAGTCAGACATGGCTACCAGGTTCGACTTTTAAAAAATGGCGGTTCGGAAAATGAATCGCTTTTTATGTACAAGAAAAACCTGTCTAGCTATCAACACAAGACCTCAACGAAGTCTTTGAGGACGCGTATCACTTTTAAAACGAACATTAAAGGTGAGGGAGAGAAATCACCTGACAAGCATTACTCAGTCACTATCGAAAGTCCACTCATTAACAAGTACAATCAAATCTATGAAGATGTGGTTGAGGTTAATGATCAGGACGTAAAAGATGAAGCAAGCCTCCGTAAATACGGTGAGCAGTATTTCAGAACAACATTATGTGACATGATGGAAGATAGCCTTGAAATTGAGGTTGTCGGTCAGAGTGACGTACTTGTCCAGATGTTCGATGTTGTCAGCATTTACCATGAGGGATTTGGTCTTGATGTTCGTAAGAAGATTGCGAAATACACCTATTCTCCAATGGCTAAGAAGCTGAAATCTATCGGTTTCGGCCAGTTTAAGTCCGGGCTTGCGAATGCGATTGGCAACATGGTCAGTGACGCATTAAAGAATGAAACACAAGGGTTGTTAGGTAGTGTCGATGCTCAGATTGCTAAAGAACTGAGAAATGCTGATTTGACTTTTGACAGAAAAAAAGAAGAATTGATCAATCAGTTCACAGATGAGTTGAATGCTACTAAAGCAAAAGCCGAAGAAGTCAAACGTCAAATCTCAAGTGAAATCGACAAGAAGTTCCAGTCGTTCGACAATGCAGCAATCAATGAAGCCAAGCGCAGGGCTGAAGAGGCCCTACGAAGTGCTGGCGCAAGTAATTCCCTCGCTCAGGAAGCGAAACGAATTAGTGAGCGAGCAAGAGCAGATATTACTAATCTACAAGAATCATCTCAAAATGCTCTTAGCCAGATTGAAGCCTTCAAGACTCAGTATGGCACTAAGCTGAATGAAGTCAAAAACACTGCAGACGGTATCTTGACCAAGCTTGGTGCGATTGAAACGTATGTCAATAAAAATGGTCAGCGACAAGAGAGATTGCAGCGTTATGCACGAGACGAGAGCGCTCGTCAAGTTAGCGCAGTCCGTGAGTTGGTCGCAAGGGACTATGTAGGTAAATCGACTTATCAGGAGGATGTGAGAGGTCTTGAACGTCGATTTAGTGCGATAAGTACGCAGACTAACAATGATATTGTCTCAAAGATTGCTCAATATAAGCAGACAGTAGATGGCCAATTCGCAAGCATTACATCGCAAATCGCTGGCAAGGTCAATCAGACGGATTTCCAGCGAGTCAGAGAGACTAGTCAGCTATATGAGAGGATTATCGGTAGCAGTGAGAATGACATCTCGAATAAGGTCGCTCGCATGGCACTAACTTCCCAACTTTTTCAGGTTGAAGTTGCTAAAAGTCTTGGAAGTGACAATAACTTAATTGTTCGCTCGAAGTCAATGGATAGGCATACGATTGTCAACGAAGGCAATACCAAGAGAGTATTCGTGAATAACGGTATATTTACCATTCGATGCACTGGTAATTCAGGATATACATTCGCAGGATTCACACTACCACTTTACATCGATAGATTGGCTAGAGGTGAGACATATACTCTTAATTTTAAGTATCGCATTATGGGACGTTTAGACCATAATTTCACGGTTGTTGCTAAAAATCACGGAACGAATGAAACAGCTTTTGCCTCAGATATAGCCACAAGCTCAACTGCAGTCTCAAGCAGTTGGCAAGAGTTCAACGAAACGTACACTATCAGCAGAGATTTTGAGTTTGGGAATAGCGATATATATCCACTCTATATTTACTTAGCCAAAAATGGCTGGGTTGAAATTAAAGAGATAATGCTTGTTCGTGCTTCTCAAACGAACGGATACAAAGCTAGTCAATTTGATGATATGTCCGAAGCGGTTCGCTCGGTTCAAAGTCAACTGGCAGGATCATGGTCGGTTCAAAACATCAATAGTGCGGGTGATTTGATTTCAGGAATCAATCTTGGCGCTAATGGCCATAACAGATTTGTCGGAAAACTGACCCACATAACTGGCGAGACTCTGATTGATAAGGCAGTTATCAAGTCGGCTATGGTTGATAAGTTAAAGACTGCTAACTTTGAAGCAGGTTCGGTCACGACTACGATATTAGATGCTGAAGCCGTTACTGCTGACAAGTTGAGGGTGGACCAAGCTCTCTTCAATAAACTTGTAGCAAATGAAGCTTATTTAAGTCTGTTATTTGCGAAACAGGCTTTTATTAATCGTGTTCGCAGTATTTCGATTGATGCAAGTCAAATAACAACAGGAACGCTAAGCGGAGATAGGATCTACGGTGGGACCATTACAGGTACTACATTAACAGGCCGCACAAGGATAAATCTTGGACAATATGGTTCGTTCGATACCGTCAATGGTGGTTTGCAGATAAATGTGCCTAGGGCCGTCAACTCAAAGGATGGTCTGGGTGTCCAGTTCATTGGTTCTTCTGGCCGAGGTGAGAATGTCCCTTATGGATTATTCGTCTACAAGGACGATGATATAACACAAGGGGATACAGCTCGCGATACAGATGAGTTTATTATGACTGTACAAGGTTACATCAATACAAAAGGGATTGGTTGGCTAAAAACAGGCAAAGGCAAAGTAGGAAGTGTGACAACAGGAACATTAGGGTTCTGGCAATCCACTGTTGCGTTAGATTACGCACCAAACGACATTTACTACACATATAATGGTACTGCATATGGCTTGTGGGCCATTATAAAACAAAGCTTTTCGGACATCCGTCTGAAGGAAAACATTGTTGACTGTAAGCGCAAGGCTCTTGATTATATCCAACAATTCCAGTTCAAGGAATACGATTGGAAGAAGCAAGAGGATAGACCACGGCAAGCACACACGAAGATTGGTTTGATTGCTCAAGAGGTTCAAGCAGTGGACCCTACACTCGTCTATGAGAATGGTGACACACTGAATCTAGACAATCTCAGATTGACAACGATGGCTCTCAAAGCAATTCAAGAATTAAATCAACGATTGGAGAAATTGGAGAAAATAGCATGAATGAAGCAATCAACCAGCTAGTGTTACAATCGCTAGCAACTAAATTGGCCAAAAGTGAGTTGGAATCAGCTCAAAATGAGGCGTTTTATCAACTCGCGACAAGTGAATTAAAAGCAATGAATGAGGTGCTGGAATACGACCAGGCACTTAAAGAACTTTTCGAAGAAACAAAAGCAAAAATGCAAAAAGGAGAATAGAACATGACACAAACATACGAACTAGCAAATGCCCCTTACTACCGTCAACCTGAGAACGTCACTATCGTGACTATCAAGAAAGAACATGGCCAACGCTATAGCTACGAGCAAGCTGGCTTGTCTGGTGACCGTACGCATGAAAGTCAAGAAGTGCTTATCCAGGCTGTTCTTGATGTGGTCAAAGCTGAACTTGATCCGGCGAGCGCTATCGTTCAAACACAAGCAAAATTGGAAGAAGCGACTCATGAACTTGCTGAAACCAAAGCGAAGCAAACTGCTACAGATGAAGCAGTTAAACATAATAAAGAAGAGACAGACCGCTACGGGAAGATTATCCATGCGGTCGTTTTAAATGCAGTAGCAGGCAAGACAATCGCCTATGGAACCAACTACAAGGAATTGGTAGAGTTGATTCCACTTGCTGAAGTTGGTAAGCATTACATGGCACATGACTTGATTACTATCGAAGACCCTAATCATGCGGAAGTAAACGGCGAAGGCAAGCGTGTCTTGGTTCAGCTTAACCGTGAATTTACTTACAACGGTGAACCAGTCAGTGATTTTGCCCGTAACGGTCGCCTTGAACTTGACGGAACAGGCGCAGCATGGAAGTTTGAACCAAAAGAGTAGAGGTGTTAAATGGACATCTTACAGCAAACAGAACATTTCTTCATGAACGTGCTACCAGTAGCCACACCAATCGTAGTGGCTTGGCTTGGCTATAAAATGCCGAAGAAAACCAAGGAACAGACAGACCAAATCATTTCGGAATTGAATGATGTCAAAGGTAAAATCAAAGATGTCCAAGAAACTGCATGCGACAGCAACGCCAAAATTGACGAAGTCCAAGAGAAGCTGAAGTTACACGACGAGGCGCACCTTGTTACGATGAGGATGCGTCTTGATCGTGATATTCGCAGGGCCATCCGACGTGGGTTTACTACTAAGGATGAGTTCTATGTGGTCGAGAACATGCACAATAGCTACAAGGCTTTGGGTGGTAATGGCTACATTGACCACTTGTACAACAATTTTGAAGTATTGCAGATTAGGGACGACATCTTAGTTGAAGACGAGAAAGGAGCAAAGAATGACTTATGTTCTTAATTCAACCAATCTCGAACAAGTGGACGGTGGATTTCTAGTTAAGCAAGGCGATGTGGCTTCCACATTTGCCTTTTCTTTGCTTGATGAAAATCATGAGCCTATTCCACATCTTGAAGGACAAGAGGCATCTATCACGTTGACGAGAGGCCAGGAACAATTACACAAAACAGCAGTCGTAACTAATGGTGCAGTTTCCTTTAATTTGGGTGTGATTTTACCTGCTGGATTATATCGAATTGAGGTAGCTGTAGGTGGATATACATTCCCAAGCGACGACTCGACTCAAATCCGAATCACAAAATCGGATAAGAACCTGGTCACAAACGAAGTCCATGCTCTAAAAGAGCTGGACATTGCAGAGGAAGTTAAGAAGCAGCTTGCAGGAAGGTCTGTAGGTAGCGATGGCACAGTGAGTCAGGAAATTCCTGACTTGCTTTTTTACTACAATTTAGGAAAGGTGTAGAAATATGGACACAACGAAATTAACGGCATTCGCACAAGCGGTCGGAGTTGACATCAAAGAATTGAAGCAACTGCTCAATGGTAAGATTGACAATGCGACAGTCACACAACTGATTGAACAGGCTAAAACTGCTGTCAAAAATGACATTTTAGGTGACGGTGTTCCTGAAAATCTCGACACACTGAAAGAGATTGCTGAAGAAATCGCTAAAATGAGTGGTAGCACTGAAGGCGCAGTCGTTCAAAAACTAGCTGATCTTGGCCGTCGTATCGATGAATTTGCAAATCTTGATTTGGTCGCAACCTACAATGCAGCGAAAGCGTGATAGCCATGAGCAATTTAGAGGAATTCGCTCAAGCGATTGGCCGTGATGTTAAAACTCTGAATCAAAAACCAAGTCCTCAATTAACTCTAACAGGAAATACTCTTGGTATCACAGGAGGCAACAGGGTCACTCTGCCACTACCAGAGAACGTAGGTCATGAAATCCGTGGTACAGGCTCACCAGAAGGCCGTATCACTGCCGAAATCGGGACGACCTATGTGGATGTCAACGTGACGAATGGAGCCCTCAAGTGGATAAAGGCAAAGGGTAGTGGTAATACGGGTTGGAAAGTTTTAATCGGTGACACCGGCTGGATAACCCTTAAATCAGTTTCAAAACTAACTGATGGCAGCCGAACATCATTTATTAAGATTAGACGTGTAAATAACTTAGTTTCTTATAATTTCGGAGGCCTTATGTGGGGATGGTTCGGGATCATTCGAAGAAATGGGCCGGGATTCGTTCGTCACCATAGCACTGGAGATCGAGGAGTAAAGGTGGTAAATCCTGGAGGCATTCCAGAAGGTTTTAGAAGTGAAAGCTCTTTAATCGGGAGTATCTATAGCGATTCAGGAAAACCGTATGGAATCTGGTATTTGGGCGGAAAGAGTGACGCAAACTATATCCAATTCAGTTTCAACGAGGAAATCCCAACCAACAGAGATATCGGAGATATCCGTGTCAGTGCCGTCTCGTATATAACTGACGAAGATTGGCCGACTACTTTGCCATAATAGAAAGGAAAAACATATGATTAACTGGAAACTACGATTACAAAACAAAGTAACACTGATTGCATTGTTTGGTGCTATCTTCTTGATGGCTCAGCAATTCGGATTGGATATCCCTCAAAATATCCAGAACGGTGTGAATACATTCGTGTATATCCTTGTATTGTTGGGCGTGGTCAATGACCCGACAACAAGTGGTCTGACCGACAGCAAGCAAGCACTTGAGTATGAAAATCCGAAGGAGGATTAAGTATGGATATTGATACAAGCAGACTACGCACAGACTTACCACGAGTAGGCTATGAACCTTACAGACAGGTACATGCCCACTCTACTGGGAACCGTAATTCAACTGTTCAGAACGAGGCAGACTACCACTACAGAAAGGACCCTGAACTTGGATTCTTCTCTCACGTTGTAGGGAATGGACGTGTTATGCAGGTCGGCCCTGTAAACAACGGAAGTTGGGATGTTGGGGGCGGTTGGAATGCTGAGAGTTACGCAGCAGTTGAATTGATTGAGAGTCATGAAACACAAGAAGAGTTCATGCGTGATTACAAGCTCTATGTTGAACTTTTGAGAAATCTTGCAGACGAAGCTGGTCTGCCGAAGACCCTTGATACAGGAAGTTTAGCTGGAATTAAAACGCACGAGTATTGCACGAATAACCAACCGAACAACCACTCAGACCATGTGGATCCATACCCTTACTTGGCAAAATGGGGCATTAGTCGTGAACAATTTAAAAATGATATCGAAGGCGGTATCTCTACTGAAGCTGGCTGGAAACGCAATGAAACAGGCTGGTGGTGGGAGGAGTCAGATGGCTCTTATCCAACTAATTCTTGGGGTAAAATCAACAATGAATGGTTCTACTTTAATGAACGTGGCTATTGCCTAATTAATCGATGGTTTAATGATGGTAAAGACTGGTTCTATCTTGATAAGCGTGGCGCGATGGTTACAGGATGGATGTATATCGGTAATTACTGGTATTATTTCAAGGCAGACGGTCGTATGGCTAAAGGATGGGTGAAATACCGTGAAACATGGTACTACCTTGATGAAAAAGATGGCGACATGAAATCAAATCAATTCATCAAATCAGGCAACGGTTGGTACTACCTCAAACCAGACGGCAGCATGGCAGATAAGCCAGAGTTCACAGTAGAGCCTAACGGGCTCATTACTACAAAATAAATAGAAAGGAAACTTTCTAAAATGTTCTTTCACCGCAGGCTTAGGCTTGCGGTTTTTTTGTTTGCTCTGAAATACGCTTGATAATCGCTTGAAATTCTGAAAAACCTTTATAAATATAGGGTTAGGAGTGTTCTTTTTTCGCTTGAATATCTTTATTTTGCTCTGAAAGTAGAAAAACAGTGATTTTTTCACTACTTTTTTTATTTTTTTACGAATAGATAAGTAAGGAGGAAGAAAACATGAACATTTTGAACATTAAACTTGCAAGCGTAGAGCAGACAGACTTAGGTTTTGAGCATTGGGTGGATGTGACTTACCAGGCGCCGATTTTGAAAAATGAGTATACAGTCAAGCTATTACTTCTTATGGAGTGCAAGATAGAGGACCAGGAAACCATTGAGTACCTAGTATCAACTTGGAAATATCGTGATCTCGTGTTGCATTCATTGCAGATGTATGAGATGGAGAGGGGGCAAAAAAGGGGCAAAAATGCCGTAAACTTATGTAAATCGATGTAA